CTCAGCTCGAAGGTGCTGTCTATCAATATCAATACTTCATAGAAACAAACGTATATACGGATGATGTTGTTTCGGGGTAATATTATTTTGTTGTAAATCATTAACTAAAAAGAGACTATTATCATGCAAATATTCAAAGACGCAGTAAACGAGATTCTAGGCGGGCCGGATGGCATTTGCGCTTGGGCAGGTAACACGCTCAGAACCAAGGCGTTACGCCTGGAAATGTTCCGCAACCGTGATGAGGACTGCCCAGACTACAATGACTGGCTAGAACTCAACGGCCTCGAACACTTCGACGAGCAGCACGCGAACCAAGATTTTGGGCAATGGGTTTCTTTATTCTCGATGTTGATCGACGGACAGAGCCGAGAAGCCTTCGGAGTCTGGACAAATTACAGCCTTAAGAACTCGGTTAAATACCGCTCGAATGCTCAGTTAAATTTCAAGCAAGCAAAAGACGCGCGCTTTAATGACTCAGAGCACAAGCGACTTCGAGAGGAGGATGCCCTTGTTTGGTCTGCCGTTCAATCAGCAGAACAAACGGACGTTTGGCCTGAAGGTTCTTACGATCTGTTAAAAGAGAAGATCAGCAAGCGCCGTCAAGAAGTTCTCGTAAAGCACAAAGAGAGCGACCACAAGATTGAACGAATGGTCACGCTTGGTTTAGCATTGGCAGAACTCTAATCACTAGGAGCCTCGGCCCGTAAGGGTCGGGGCTTATTAGAATATACTGATATGCTGAAAAAAAATTTTTAACAGCATGAGATATATTATTTCAAGTGTGTCTGGGTTCTGGCCCAGGACCTGGTCCTTGTGTTGGGAAGGTAATGAAATTATTGAGGCAGATAAAGTTAACTTATGTTTAGATATAAGTAATTGATATTTAAAGATAAGTTAAAGTTATAAAGTAAACTAAAAAGAGAGGCAGATTAATGAGATATTTAATTACACTTAAGCATAATGTAGGCCCGGTTAGTGCTGATATAAAATTAACTATGGAGAAAGATTCTATGTTTGAAGTAGAAGATTTTATGTTCTTCCATCCAGTGTTCTGTGACTCAGACTATGAGATAACTGAAGACCCAGATAAGAAGTTGTTCTTAACAAGGAGATAAGTTAATGAAGATGCTATGTCAAAGTTGCCAAGTAAAGAGGCATGACTATGAGTGTACTAAAATGTCTGGTGAAGTTATCTGTGAAGAGTGCTACGATGAGAAGTACAATGAAGAGATGGTTGAGTTTGACTACAGTGAGGAATGATAATGGAAACAATTATTGCTTGGCTTTGGGTAGTATGTGTAATATTGTGTGGTGTAATTGTAATCAACTGGAGATAATCATGGAAGCAAAACTTATTGCAATGAACTTAACTGTTATTATAATTTCTGTTATACTAACGCTTTATGTGACGCTATAGGAGATAGGCATGAGTAATATATTTAAAAGTTTAAAGAGTGTAACAATTACTAGAGACTACGCGTTGTTACATTGTCAAAGTCCTATAGAAGAATTTGAAGCACCTTCTCGAACAGTAGATATAGCATTAGGGTGTGGTCAAACTGGCGTTACTGTTTTAAATGATATTGAAGCCTGGATAAATGGTAAATTAATACAAGATGCGTTACCATACTTGTACCCTGATGAGCGTGAATGTTTGATAACCGGGTACTTAGATGATGACTGGATTAATGATGATTCTTTAGGAGAATAAGTAATGAAAGACTCTAATAAAACTTTAAGCCATGATATATATGATGCAGTCCAGATGGTATTACACAATGGAGGTATGGATACTACTGATAGTTTAGTGGATTATATTATATCTAACTTTGAATTAGCAGAGGTTGATTTGATAGTAGAGATACTAGGAAACCATGATACTGTTGTAGTATATGATGAGTTGCGTAATCATATACAGAAATATGTTGAATCAGTCACAATGAATCAAGACATGGGAGCGTTACACTAATGACACCGTTTATAGAACCGATTGACTGGAATTGGAACGATGACCAAGACCAAGTAGATGCTTATTTAGAAGATCGTGAGGCAATACAACCCGATGATCTAGTATTGTGTGATGGTGTATGGTATGTAGTAGAAGAGATAGAGTGGGACATGATGCCTGAAACTAACGAGTGGTACTGTATATATTACTGCTTAGATCAGGAGTGTGTTGAAGTTGTGCTGCATGAAGGTATGATTGAGTTAGTTAACAAATCAATGAGGGATGTGATATGAAATGCTGTTATGAGTGTGAGAATCTACGCGCTAAGCGTTGGCTACCTAAGAATAATAAATTTGAATGGCGTTGTTCTCTAGACCCTGATAGTCATACACCTTGGGACATCTGGGAAGAGCATAACTGTCCTGATTTTGTACAAGGATACGAAGATGAGGAGCATGAACTTGAATGAGTTATCTTTATTTAGTGGTGCAGGTGGTGGTTTACTTGGCTCAAAATTACTAGGATGGAGGCACGTTGGTTATGTTGAATACGAAAAATACTGTCAAGAAATTATTAATCAAAGAATCAAAGATGGATTCCTCGACGAAGCCCCAATCTTTGGAGACATTGACGAGTTCATTAAGTCCGGTGCCTCTAAAAAGTACAAGGGATATGTCGATGTGGTTACGGCAGGTTTTCCCTGCCAACCATTTAGCGTTGCAGGAAAGCAAAAAGGACAAGACGATGAAAGAAACAAGTGGCCGCAAACGCTTCAGTGTATTCGCGACATTCGACCCCGATACGCATTCTTGGAGAACGTCCCCGGTCTCCTTAATTCTGGATACTTCAGCGAAATCCTCTCTTCGTTGGCCCAAGCAGGGTATAATGCAAGATGGATTGTGTTGGGAGCAGACGATGTGGGAGCCTGGCATCGAAGAAAAAGACTCTGGATCAAGGCTGAATCGGCAGTCAATACCAACTCCATCAGCATGGGATGGAATGAGAGGCCCGGCCAAACAGTACGACCCCAAATCCAAGAGTCAGAAAGACAGGAATCTCAACACATTTGGGAGGATATATCCCAAACCAGGAATGTGGCCGACTCCGACAGCAAGGGACTGGAAGGACAACGGCAAGTCTCCTGCGGAACTGGCAAGGAACTCAGTAACTCTAGCGACTCACGCTGGTGGTCAACTGAACCCGACGTGGATCGAGTGGCTCATGGGGTGGCCCGAAGAGTGGACAGACTTAAAGCCATTGGCAATGGACAAGTTCCGTCAGTGGTTAAACAAGCATGGGAAATACTAAGTTATGAAACCAAAAGATAAAGTATATGAAACAGTAGTCCCACCCTTGATCGCTAGACTAGAGCGCATTGAGGCGGGTGAATCCATTAGTCCTTGGCATAAGCCTTGGGTTAAAGATGGCACTGACAATATGTTAAACGGTCTAGGTAGTGCGCGTAATGGTGTAACGAAACGTCAGTATAATGGTATCAATTGGTTGATACTTGGCATGATGTCAGACCATACGTCAAGGGATTACTTTACCCTGAATCAGTTAAAAGAGTTAACAGGTAACAGTCACCCAGTACCTAATGAGGTATTCAAAGATGCGTATGATGTTGTGTTCTATAAGACTCTGGTCGGGACAGATGAGAAGACAGGCAAAGATAAACGCATACCATTTATGAGAACATATAAGGTATGGAACCGGGATCAGATATCCGGCTTGCCTGAACCAACACCTGATGTTGTCGCTCCAGATTTTAATCCAACTACGGAAATAGATAAGTATATCAACAACTTAGAGTTGCGTGGTGGTATACATATTGGTGGTAACAAAGCGTTCTATCGTCCATCTGATGATGCGATAGCGTTACCACAAGACTCAGCGTTTACATCTGATGCTGAACGTGAGTCAACCAAAGCGCATGAAGGTATCCATGCTACTGGTGCAAAGCATAGACTTGACCGTAAGATATATATCAAGTATGAAAATGCTTACGCTTACGAGGAGTTAGTTGCTGAACTAGGAGCGGCAATGACTTGTTCCTACATAGGTATTCCGCTTGAGCAATTGCAACACACTCAGTATATTAAGTCTTGGCTGACCGCTTTAAAGGATAATAAGAATTATATCTTTAGTGCGGCGGCTGAAGCAAACAAAGCATTTCAGTATCTAACAGAAGATAAGAATGCTACTCATTAGGGATTTGTTTATTGTCTTGCCTACTGTACACTGTCTTCTTCTTAAGTGCTTTGGGCTTGTACTTATTGTACTTGGCAACAAGGTTACGTTGACGTTTAAGCCGGGCTTTATCCTTGGTGTCTGATTTATAGTTGGAATCCATCAAAATTTTCCTCTACTTATATACCTTTAAGGTGTAAAGTATTGATAATAAAAGAGAATATATTTATGCATTACCTATTGACAAACGTATTTTTGTATGATACAATCAAATGTAATATCAACAACATAGGAGTTAAAGGTAATATAGATGACGACCAATTTCTTATTAGACAGGTTAGTTAAAAAGGGATTGATGCTTATGAAGAAGGTACAGTACGATCAGATGAGATCAGATAGTGTGCCTATTGAGGTATATAAAAATAGATGTCTTGGTTATATAGAAAGAATTAATGAGTTAAAATATATTAATAACGATGACCTTGAGAACGCTAGAAAGAGATTGTTTAATGTATACTTCTACCTTCAATCAGTATCAGGCCCGGAAAGACAAGTGCCTCATCAGACTGAAGTATCTATAGAGATAGTTAGCAAGGCATTAAATCAAGCGGTTGCTGATGACTATGCGAGAAGGAAAGGAGGATTAGGATACAGCGGCGCAACAGGACTCACACTAAGTGAGGATGTTGGTGAACCTATTAACCATTACTTTCGTAAGGTAGAAAAGAAACCAGTAACTCTCATAAGGCCAGTTAATTCAGAGTATAAAATTAACGCCAAGCAAACAATAGAGGAATGGAAAGATGAGATGGCAACACAAAAGAAGGAGATATTAGATGGCGTCATGTCAAGATTGCAATGCAAAGACGGCTACTCATTCTCATCCGATGATGATATGTGATAAATGTTGGGCTTCTAGATATAGTACACAGTTTATGGAAGGTGAGTACATACCTTTCAGAGACATACATAAGGCTAGATTAAAAGGACTTGATCTCTGGAGGAAAGAAGGTGAATCCATCGGAGATTGGGGTGATAGATGTAAAGCGTTTTCAAAACAAAATCAACACAGGAGATTGTTCAAATGATCCATGGTCATACAAAAAACAAACGTACACCTACCTATAACTCATGGCGCAAGATGATGGAGCGTTGTTATAATCGTAATCAACAAGGCTATCATAACTTTGGAGGCCGTGGTATTGCGGTTGATCCAGAGTGGCATGACTTCTCTACGTTCTTGAAAGATATGGGTGAAAGGTTTGTCGATACCTTTATAGATCGTATAGATGTTGACGATGATTACGGCCCTGATAACTGCCGTTGGAGTACTAAGAAAGTACAAGCACACAATCATGCTCGTCGCCGGGCATTAGCCGCTTGACAACTTGGAAGCACTGTGAGCGCACCATCGCTAGTATCCTGGGTGGTGTGCGAACAGGTTGTAATGGTGAGTCTCGTCGAGATGTTGAACATGACAAGTGGAGTATCGAGGTAAAGCACAGGAAGAAGTTACCTGATTGGATACATGATGCTATGGGTCAAGCAGTTATAGAGGCAGAGCATAGAGTACCGATAGTAGTCTTGCATGAAAAACAAATGAAGTATGAAGACAGTTATGTTATACTAAAGATCAAAGACTTTAAGGAAATTACTGATGAACAAGGCATTGATGCATGCACTAGCACCATTCAAACTGATGGAAAAGATATGGGATAGTTGGGAAGAGGCTTATTGGGAAGTCATTAAAGAGATTAAAGAAGAACAGGAATCAGATGATGAATAAACTAGAGATGGATTTTAAAAGACCTTACCCTATTAATAAAGTTAGATGGAGAAAAGGAGGAGGAGGTAATGAGTTAGCATACATTACTGCTAGAGATGTAATGGATAGGCTTGATGAGGTTGTCGGTGTTGGTTACTGGCAGACTCAGTACAGTTGGGTTGGTGATCGTATGATATGTTCGTTGTCTGTGTACATAGAAGACCAGTGGATTACCAAGTGTGATGGTGCTGATGACTCTAATATAGAAGGTGCAAAGGGTGGTATCAGTGACGCGCTTAAGAGAGCGGCTGTATTATTTGGTATAGGCAGGTACTTGTATCATCCAAATGCTTTTGATCGTGATAAGAAACCTGCTTCTTGGGCAACCCCAGAGGGTTTCGATGAATTAATGGAGAAGAAAAATAGTGGCGTTTAAAACAGAATTAGGAGAGACAATCTTCAAACAAAAATATGCCAGTAATCCCTATGAAACATGGGATGACAAGGCACACTCGGTAGTTAACTCTGTATGTGGTGACCTGAATGGTACTAAGAATATCCTTATGGAAAAGAAAGATAGGGATAGACTAACTAAATATATAGCAGAGTTTAAGTTTATGCCGGGAGGTAGATACCTGTGGTATGCAGGTAGAGAAGCAAGATTCTATAACAACTGTTATCTATTGAGGCTTGAAGAAGATAGCAGGGAAGAATGGGCAGGTGTTACTGAACGTGCAATGACTTGCTTGATGACTGGTGGTGGTATTGGTGTGGATATTTCTAGGGCTAGACCGTCTGGCAGACAGTTGAAAAGAACTGGAGGCGTTGCATCTGGCCCTATCCCTTTGCTATATACACTGAATGAGGTAGGTAGGAATGTAATGCAGGGTGGTAGCCGTAGGTCTGCTCTGTATGGTAGTATGAATTGGCAACACGAAGATGTATGGAAGTTGTTACACGCTAAGAACTGGCATGATATTAAAGTAGGTGATACTAATATTGCCGAACTAAAGAAGGCTGACTTTAACTTTCCTGCTCCATTAGATATGATGAACGTGTCCTTAAACTATGATGATGCTTGGTTGAAAGACCCGATCAACGATGTGTTTATGGAGAATGTTAGACAGGCAATGATGACAGGTGAGCCGGGCTTCTCATTTAACTTTGGAGATAAACAGAATGAAACTTTACGGAACGCTTGTACAGAAATTACAAGTGAAGATGATTCGGATGTATGTAATCTGGGCAGTGTTAACCTTGCTAATATCGAAAGCATTGAGGAATTTAAAGATGTCGTTTCGCTCGGCTCTAAATTTCTAGTATGCGGATTGATGAGAGCGCACTTACCTTATGAGAAAGTTTATAAAGTAAGACAGGCTAACAGTCGTATAGGCTTAGGTCTCATGGGTATGCACGAGTGGTTACTGCAGCGTGGATACAAGTATGAGATGGTAGACGAACTTAAGAAGTGGATGAAAGTATATGAAACACAGAGTAAAGAATCAGCAGACGAACATTGCGATAGATTTTTGTTACAACCTCCTAAAGGATATAGAGCAATTGCGCCTACAGGAACCATCAGTATCCTCGCAGGAACTACCTCTGGAGTGGAGCCTATCTACGCCGTGGCATACCGCCGAAGGTATCTGTCAGACGGAACCAAATGGAAACATCAGTTTGTCGTTGACGGTACAGCACAAGCGTTAGTAGATTCAGGCATTGATCCTAATAAGATTGAGTCTGCTGTTGACCTTGCCGCTGACCCAGAACGTAGACTAAAGTTTCAGTATGAGTTACAGAAGTATGTAGACCATGCTATTAGTTCCACGTTAAACCTTCCTGCTTGGGGTAGTGAACTTAACAATGAAGATAAGATTGTTGGCTTTGCTAATCTAATTAAAAAGTATGGGCCAGGACTAAGAGGATTAACATTCTATCCTGACATGGCTAGAGGTGGGCAACCTATAACATCAGTACCTTATGAAGAAGCGCATAGTAAACGAGGTGTAGTGTATGAAGATAACAGTGAAGAGCAATGCTTATCAGGAGTGTGCGGAATATGAGCGGAGCAAACTTAGATGGATACAATTCTCCAAGAGAAGGTATACATAAGTTAGAGATGCAAAAGCGTATTGATGTACTTGAAGAAAATGTTAAAGACCTTCAAGATATAGTGTATCAATTGATTGAGCAAGTAGTATCTGATGGAAAATAACTATGACACCTAAACATTATGACCTAGCAATACAACCGATTGATTTTATTTTAGAAAATAACATGGGGTTTATTGAGGGAAATATTATCAAGTACATTTGTCGGTATAAACTAAAGGGAGGTGATAATGATCTGGAAAAAATCAAGCATTACTGTGACATTCTAATCAACAGAGGTAGCATAACTTAGATGCAACTATCTAAAGATATTAGATGGAAAGTAAAAAAGTATACTGACTGGGTGGCTACACTACCTTGTGCTAACTGTGGTACAGAAGATGGTACTGTGGTCGCCCATCATCTAAAGACTAAGTTGTTACCTAGTCACATTAGAGGAGGAGGTATGGCTGTGAAAGTAGATGACTGGTTGACTATGCCTTTATGTTATACTTGTCATGTAGAAGTACACGAAGGTGACATAGATTCAGAGCAACTGGTGTATATATTTAGTACATTGAAAGAAGCATTTAGACAACGGAGGTTTACATTCAAATGATTACAGATGATGAAAGAGCAGAGGCGGCTCACAATGCTTTGTCTGATAGTGATGATGAGTACGGTAGGGTAGCATCATATGTTAAGATGGCTCCACATATTACCAAACTTATAAAGGCAAAGGCTT